GGCAAAAATTTATGTAGCAAGTAGTTGGAGAAATGTATTTCAGCAGGACGTTGTAAATATTCTCCGCAATTTCGGACATGAGGTTTACGATTTTAAAAATCCCCCTCATGGTAATGGCGGCTTCCAATGGTCTGACATAGACCCTAACTGGCAGAACTGGACAACTGAGCAATACAGGGAAGCTCTTAATCATCCAATTGCACAAAAGGGATTTGATTCAGATTTTGATGGTATGCAGTGGGCTGATGTCTGTGTTATGGTCCTTCCTTGTGGTCGGTCAGCTAATACAGAAGCTGGATGGATGAAAGGTGCAGGTAAAAGAGTGATGGTTTATTCTCCAAAAGAAGAAGAGCCGGAACTGATGTATAAGATATACGACTTTATCAGTGATAGTATTTTCCGAATCAACGACGAAATAAATAGAGTATAACTATAAAAGAAAGAAATCAAACATGAAAGTAGGAGAATATTCATATTCTATACATGGACGAAATTACAGAATATGCGTGTGTGATTATTCAGACGGGAAAACACAAATATCAAGTCCCGTTCGTAACGAACCGCTTTACATCGACCGCGAAGAAGCCCGGAAACGTGTATACGAGTTGAACGGCTGGAAGTATAAACCTAAAATGACAAAGCATGAATAAAGCAGAACATTACATTCAACAGGCCACAATGGAACGGGTTCGTTCGCGTGGCCAGATTCGAACAGTCGCAGCAGAGGCTATTCGAATACAGAGAGAAGAAACGATAGCAAATGCAGTCACAGTATTTAAACAGATGTGCCCGTCAAGAGTAAGCAAGGGTTGTGCGAATGTGACTCACAAGAAAGAAACTCAGTCAACCCAATGCGATGGGAATTGTAAGCGCATCAAGTATTTACTTGCTGGTATGAATAAGCTGGAATGAAGTATTTAATTAAACGGATTCAATGCGTATCGGGCGAAGTAACCGATACGCATTATGTGAACATTGAAACAAATGACATTGAAGCTACCAGAAAAGAACTGCACGAATGTTATCAATGCAATAGGATATTATTTAGCTATGAACAAATAAATAAAACACAATGAGCAGAAACCCATATTACATTAAAATGATCAACTCACAACGCTGGAAGAATCTACGTTGCGATAAGCTGAGAGCTAATCCGGTTTGTGAAGTGTGCGAGGCGAACGGATTAAGTACGCTTGCAACCGAAGTACACCACAAAACCCCGGTTGAATCCGTTTCGCATGAACTCGGAATGAAACACCTTATGTTTGATCGAACGAACTTACAGAGCCTTTGCCATGCGTGCCACTCTGAGATACACCGACGCGCGTTTAGCCATTCGAAAGAAGCAATTCAGGCAAACAATAGACGGGCAACAGAGCGTTTTGCGGATAAGTTTTTGAAATGAAATTAAGAGGGTACGTCTACTTTTGACGTACCCTCTTAACTATTTATTGATCCATTCTATATTTTTTATTCCATTAGTTGGATATAATTTCGCATTTGTCGAGTCTTCCTGAACGACAATATATTTAGTACCTAGAAAAACTAATCTATGTTGTGCATCCGTTTCTATTATATCTCCATTAATAGACTCAATTTTAACAGTAGTATTATAGAAATGAGGTATTCTCTTCTTTACATCAGAGCAAAAAAATAACATGGCAATGAAAATCATTAAATGAAAAATAATATCACCTCTTCCATATTTGCAATATGCAAAGACAGCGCCTGCAATTATATAATAGATACTTGCTGCTGGATATAAGTCTAGTATAAACGAAGTTGTGACAATTATTAATATCAAAAACAATAATCCCCCCAAATTAAACAAACACCTCTTTTTAGAATATCTTCTTATATACTTACTTAAAGACTCTAAAATCTTATCTTTCCGCTCTTTTAATGAATCAAGCAGAGGGGCAGCAATTAGTGATATTCCACCAAACGCAATAGAAAAAGAAAAGAGTGACGGTATTAAAAAAGAAGCAAAAGTAAATTGTATATCATCCCATGTTATAATACTTGTCATATCCAAATCAAATGGCGCCAAACAATGCCAAATCATAACTAACGAGAAATAATAATACATGAAAGCGAACACACTTATAGTTGAAAGTATGTAGGAAATGTTCTTAGTATTCATTTGTGCAAGATTTATATTGTAAAATTTATTGCAAAGATAAAGATCTTCTTGTATATATACAAAGCGGGGTGGTCTTTTTTTTGAGGGTAACAGGCCGTTCAAACCCACTCCCACCAGTTTTTACACGCGCGGAGAATTTTCAAAACGAGGGGGTATCCGTTGGGGGTGACATTTTCCGTTACAATCTACGAGCTACCAAATACTTACTTAAAAAACATACGTGTAAAAAGCGCGTAAAAACATGGCAACTTTAGACGACATAACAGAAAAAATCCGTTCCGCAATGGAAGCACAAGGCACATACACCCCTGAACTTGATTTGTGTATAGAGCTTTGTGCCGGGTCTTATATGGCGTTCCGGATTGCTCTATCTGACATCTCAAAAAAACGGATGAAATCTTTCACTAAAGAGATAACCCGCGAGAATAATGAAAAGCTGGTTGCACATCCGGCTTTTAAAACTCTGTTTGATGCGCTTGAAGCCACTCGCAAACAGTTACGCGAACTTGGTTTGACATTGCAGACCCTTGCATCAGGTGAGGCCGACGAAGTAACCGAATTAATTGACGAAGTAAACAAGGCGGATGACTATGAATAAGGAGGAACTTATACAGCTAAAGACTGCTACCGTTGACGCATTGCGCTCCGTTGATATAAACTCTTATCAGTTAGATAAAGCGGATATCCGGTTAAACACTTATATAGCCGGATGTATAGGCAACCCGGAGGCGCATAACCTTTACGAGTTACTTGCGATCCGTCGTTTCTTTTATCTGCTGGATAAATACGACTTTAGACCCGGTAAAGTCCGCCGCTTTATTGTGTTTTACGAAAAGTTGAAGTTTTCCGGCACTAAGGGGCTGACGCGATATAAGCTAACTCCGGTTCAGGTATTTCAATTCGCGAACATACTCGGTTTTTATAGACCAGGGACAAATAAACGCCTGATTCGTGACGCTCTGCTATTTGTCCCTCGTAAATTCAGCAAAACGACAAGTATCGCAAGTTTGGCGGTATTCGACTTGTTGTTTGGCGATGCTAATGCACAAGCATACGTTGCCGCCAATTCCTACAATCAGGCTAAGATATGTTTTGATGAAATCCGCAACATCCTGAAAGCGTTAGACCGGAAGTTGCGACATTTTAAGATTAACAGAGAGATCATAAATAACAAAATAAAGGGCAAAACCTCTTTCGCCCGGTGTTTGGCGTCCAGTCCCGACAAACTGGACGGGCTTAATGCAAGCACGGTGATAGTAGACGAATATTCGCAAGCCGATAGCGCCGCTTTGAAGAATGTTTTAACTTCTTCAATGGGCGCACGGCTCAACCCTTTGACCATCGTAATAACAACCGCCTCAGACAAGCATACAACCCCGTTCACTGAAATGCTTTCAATATATAAAGCCATTCTACGCGGTGAGGCTGAGAACGATTCTATTTTCGCCCACATCTTTGAACCCGACATAGACGATGAAGAAGGTGATCCGGCAACGTGGTATAAAGTACAACCCCACATGGGGATCACGGTTTACGAGGACTTTTACAAGGACGCTTATCAAAAGGCGCTATATAGCGCACCTGACGCATTAGAGTTTCGCACAAAGCTCCTTAACATCTTTGCGGTCAATTCTGAAACGAAATGGATTGAGGCAAGGGAGATCGAGGAACGGTATAAGGCTATCCCTGTGGATAAGATCACAAGTCACCCGCCTACGATGGTAGGAGTTGATTTATCGGTACGTGATGACTTTTCAACTGTAACGTATAATATCTATTCCCCGGATACTAAGTCATTTCATTCCGTTACGGATTATTATTTTCCGGAAGGCGCTTTGCCCGGACACCCTAACCGGGAATTATATGAAGGATGGGTCAAGGCCGGATACTTGAAGTTATGCCCGGGTGAAGTGATTGACTACGAAATGATCGTGAATGATATTTTATCCCGGGCAAAGTACTTGAAAATTCTCGGAATTGGATATGACCCATATAAGTCGGCTGAGTTTGTAAATCTATTATCCGCATCGGTTGGCTATGCAAATGACTACATAAGTCCGGTAAAACAGACATACGGAACGTTTACAAGTCCTATAGAATCGTTTGAACTCGCGCTGCATCGCAATAAAATAACATTTGACCCGAATCCAATAACGCCGTATTGCTTTGGTAATGCCGTTCTTGACGAAGATAGAAACATGAATAAAAAGCCGATCAAACGAACGCATAATAGTAAGATCGATTCAACGATAACGAATCTTATGACATTTTACCTGTTTAACACTTATACAAATTAAAATATGAAGATTTTCAATATTCTAACAAGACAAATACGTAGTATTTCCGAAGGTTTAGGCAATGGAAGTATTGCTCAAAATCAGGGTAACACAAATGCAAATGTACGTATAGCCTCCGTTCCAGCTCAACCCGTTAATGTAAATTCGTCCGAAAAAGCAATGCAACTTGCGGCGGTATACAGATGCGTTTCCATTCTTTCCGGAACAATAGCCTCACTGCCTTTGCTGATAGAACGAAAACAAGACGGATATTTTTCTGTTGATGAACGCCACGAACTATACAAACTGCTTGTGCGCCGCCCGAATTTAAGGCAAAACTCTTATGACCTGATGCAGAATGCAGTTATACAGGTTGTGTTGGCTGGAAATGCCTACATTTTTATTCGCAGGACATGGGGAGAAATAAGCGAACTTATACTGTGTGCGCCTAATACCGTAACTTATGACAAGTTTCGCAATATATATAAGATTTGCGACCCTATCAACAGAGTAAACGGAACCTTTGAGGCTGATGATGTTATACATCTTAAAAACAAAAGTCTCGATGGAGGTTACACAGGAGTAAGTACAATCTATTACGGTTCCCGCGTACTCAGCATTGGGGGCAGCGCAGATAATCAAGCGCTCCACCTTTTTCAAAATGGAAGCAAGATAAAAGGTATTGTTTCAGGAGCCAAAGAAGGCACTCAGGGAATTGCCGGTATGACTGATACTCAGACATCAAGTGTTGCCGAACGGATCGAGAATGAATTAAATTCCGGCCGGGGTATCGTATCAGTAAGCGGCGATGCTTCTTTTCACCAGCTTTCGATAAATCCGATTGACTCTCAATTACTGGAACAGATGAAGCACTCTATTTTAGAGATTTGCCGCATGTTCGGCGTACATCCTGATAAGGTCTTTGCCGGACAACCCACAAACTACAAAGCCTCAGAAATGGGACAAGTGTCATTCCTTACTGATACATTACTTCCTATTCTCAAACAGTTTGAGGCGGAACTCAATGTGAAGCTAATTCCTGACAGTGTATCGCATCTGTACCGTATCCGCTACGATATTGATGTTTTGTACCAAACTGATCTCGCAACGCAGATAACCTACATGAAAGGAGGCTACGAACTTGGTATTTTTACCACAAACCATTTACGGGCAATGAAAGGATTGCCACCTGTTCCCGGTGGTGATACTGTTATGACCAGTTGCAATGTCGCCCCGATTGACAGTCCTAAAATCAGAGGTGAATCTTCCGGGGAAAATAAAAGCGAGCTACCAAATAATGAATAAAAAACATATGGTAAAAACGGTATGGAAATTAGAAGTTATACGGATATAGCATCACCCAAGATTTCGGAAGGCCGGATGATAGAAGGCTTTGCCGCCGTATTCGATCAGGAGAGCAGGCTTAATTTTGACCAGAAAACAAAGCGCTTCTTTATTGAAGTGATCGAGCGCGGCGCCATAACAGACGAGTTAATTCAATCATGTGATATAAGGGCACTGATTGAGCATAACGCACAACGGATGATAGCCCGTTCAAGATATGGAACCGGTTCTCTTTCTTTAATGGTGAATGATTACGGACTCGGATATAAGTTATCCGCTCCTAATACTCCGGATGGCGACTATGCAGTAGAAATGATTTCAAGAGGTGATTTGTACGGTTCATCATTTGCTTATTCTACAGATGACAAAAAGAACGTCACGTACAAGAAGTTGGACGGGTTACTCTATCGAATCGTTCACAAAATAGATCGAATTTCAGATATTTCGATTGTTGCCAACCCTGCCTATTATGGAACGGACGTCACTTTGCGAAGTTTGGAGGAAATAGACAGTTCACTAACAGATAATTACTACAAAGAACAAATTAATAACTTACGAAAATTTATCTAACAATGAAAAAGGAAATTAACAGAATTGCAGAAATTAAAGAAGAAATGCGCACAATGCTTGATGCGGCAGAAGTCGAAAAAAGATCACTCACCGAGGATGAATCCAAGACTTTTGCAGCTTTGAAAAATGAAAAAGATTTGCTGCAAATGAAGATCGAACGTAGAAGTCTCGATACTGAACCGGAAAGAGATCGGATTACTCCAACAAGAGCATTGTTTCCGCAAGCGGTTTACGATGTGGTATATCATAGATCACTTGATGACTATAACGGGGTTGTCACTGAGGACGGAATCAAAGTAGTTGAACGCGGTTTGACTGTGACCGATACAGCTACCGTTGCTGATATCGTGCCTGTTACAATCGGAGAAATCATTGACCCGCTGGAAAAAGGGCTTATCATTAATAAGCTGGGTATCAAAATGCAAAGCGGGCTTGTAGGAGAACTTATATTCCCCACTTTACAGGCTATTGAGGCCAGCATTGCGGGTGAAAACGCCGCAATTGGAGATACAAAACTTTCACTCGGAAAAATAAAATCCACTCCTAAGCGTGTGTCTATCTCTGTTCCGGTGTCAAAACGGGCTATCAGTCAGACTAATTACTCGCTTCAAGATGTTGTCTTGAAACAAATTTCACTGGGAAGCGCACGACTTCTGAACAAATGGATGTTTTCAGGTACACAGTTAGAAGGCGCCAGTTCCGGCCCATTCGTTAAAGACGCTTCTGTAACGTATACAGACTCCCCGTCTTTTGCTAATGTTGTCGCATTGGAAACGGCGGTTATGGCTGAGGGTGTCGATGTAACCGACGGAACTGCCGCATATGTTTGTACTCCGGCTGTTTATGGACAACTAAAATCAACTCCGATTGAAAAAGGATCACCTAAAATGATTCTTGAAGATGGTAAGATTAATGGTTATCCGGTACTTGTCACCTCCTATATGGCAACCGATACTATCGGTTTTGGTGTGTTCTCTTATGTTGCCATCGGGCAGTTTGGCGATATTGACTTAGTGATTGACCCCTATACACAAGCCAAAAGCAATATTGTAAACTTCGTGTTAAACTCAGATTATGATATTGTGACTGCGCGAAGCGAAGCTTTTGCCGTAGCAAAGAAAGCAGCTTCATCTGCCGGAGCATAACGACCAAACTAAGTATTAATCAAAGGCTGGGGCTTCGGCCTCGGCCTTCTTCATTTCTAAAAGATGAAAGAATACGTAACACTTGAAGAGTTAAAGCAACATCTTAATGTTGATTTCGACAATGACGACGCTTATATACAGGGGTTGATCATTCCGGTACAACTCAGTATCGAGGCTTATCTCAATGCCCCGATTGAATCGTTCGTTAAAGACGACCGGATAGACCCGCGAATCTGGCATGCCATTCGTATTATAGCTGCAAACTATTATGCGAACCGTGAAGATATAACTTTCGCCACGCCTAATATCATTCCTGGTCATATTGCCTTCTTACTTCAACCCTTAAAACGATATACATAATGCAGGCGGGACTATTGACAGACATTATAAGTTTTCTACATCCCCAGACGATTCGCGATGCTTTGGGCGGTACGTCTGAGAGATGGACGGAAGCTTTCAAGAAGCGTGCGTGTGTCCGGTATAAATCCGGTACGCGCAAAGAGATAAACGGCGAGGTGCTCAACACTCACACCGTCACGATCATGGTACGTTACAGCAGAGATATAAGCGAAAAAATGCGCATTGTCTACGAGGGACGTAAATACAAAATAGCCTTCATCCATCCGGATAGAAAGGCACAGTCTATAACCATCGAAGCAGAATTAATCAATGAGTAATATCGTACAAGCATCCTACCGGGTTGAGGTTGACGCCTCTAAGGTTAATGCGTTATTGGCCGCACTGAATGACAAGGAGGCAAAGAAGGCTATTAAATCCGGACTCCGTAAATCAGCAAGTATCATTCGAAAGCAAGCGCAAAAAAATTGGGTTGCATCTGTTCCGGGTGGGGCTGGATTGAAAAAAGAAATAAATATTGCAGTTTACCGCAATGCGTCCGGCGCACGGGTTGACTTACTCGACAAACGGCGGAAAGGTTCAAAACAGTTTGTTTTGAAATTCTTCGAAAGCGGTACGGAACAACGAGCTACCAATAGAGGAGCAAACAGAGGTATTATAGAGGCTACTCACTTTTTTAAAAGCGCAGTAGACTCTAAAAAAAGTGAGGCTGAGAACTCACTGGAAAGAAACATTTTGGATTCAATACAAAAAGTAATAGATAAAAAGAAATGAGCTTATCAATCAGCAAACATACATTCTCAAAACTCAGTGAGTCGGAAAGTTTAACGCAACTTGTCGGAGATAGGATTTATCCTATTTCTACTAAAAACGCTACTTCTTTCCCGTTCGTTTTGTATAAGCGTAGTGCACTTACTCCGGCTTATACAAAGGATAGATACGCCAGTGGGGATAGTGTCACTATTGAGGTTATTGCCGCCAGCGATAACTATTCAAATTCAGTCGATGTTATTGAGGCGGCACGCAAAGCGCTTGAAGGGAAGCGGGGTAAATACGACGATTTCAAAGTAACGGGTGCTAAACTTATCGCCGCCGATGAAGATTTCATTGAAGAAACTTTCATCCAGCGACTTACATTTGAAATTGAGACGGATTCAGTAGAGTAACTAACATTTAAATATTGAAAACAATGAAAGCAAATGCAGTATTAGGAAAAGATTTCATGCTATTTGTCGGCGGAAAGGCGCTGGCGTTGGCTACATCCTGTAAATTATCAATCTCGGCCGAAACGATTGACACACAAAGTAAAGATTCCGGCATTTGGACGGAAAAAGACATTAAAAAATTGTCTTGGAACGGTTCAAGTGAAAACCTATTCAGTGCAGACGATAAAGTAAACGGATATGATGTTCTTTTGGACTTAATGTTAAAACGCAAGCCTATCGAAGCAAAATTCGGTATTCCGGCAAACGCAGATTCAGATGAAGTTCCCTCTTCCGGTTGGACTCTTCCGGCCGCATCTTACTCCGGTAATGTCTTAATTACAAATCTAGAATTAAATGCACCTGATGGTGATAAAGCAACTTTCTCCGCCACATTCGAAGGCACAGGAAAACTTAGCCCCAGAGTGTCCGGAGATGGAGGTATAGTGGATGATCCGACCGCGTAAACGATGAAAAGAGCGGGAAACCCGCCTTTTCTTTTTCTAACTCAAAAAACTTATCATAATGAAAACGATCACTATCAAAAAACAGAAGTACATTTTAAAGTATACATTGCGGGCATTCTTTATCTTCGAAAATCTCACCGGTAGGCAGTTTGCGTTCGGCCGGATGTTGGACGAATATCTACTGTTTTACTCTATTCTTCTGGCAAATAACAAAGATACATTCTTAATGCCTTTTGATGAATTTATAGAGGCGTGTGAGTCTGATCCGGCTCTGTTTCTCTCTTTCAAAGAGTTCTTCGTAAAAGAGATTGAACTACTTGAACAGGCAGCAGATAGCACAAAAAAAAAGACGACTCCGAAGAAGTGTGCAGTATCCGGGAACTCTACGCCCGTGTTGTAGGTGAGGGCGGTATTGCACCTGATTATTTCCTCGACCGGATGACGCTCGCAGAAGTTCGCTACTTCTTAGAGGGGTTAGGCAGGCGTAACCGGGAAAGCTGGGAGCAGACCCGGATCATTGCATATGTCATCGCTCAGGCGAATAGCACAAAACAACTAAAGCAATCGGATATACTTCGTTTCCCATGGGATGAAGCGAAGGAAGACGAAAAGAAACGCACATCCGTTACGGATGAAGAAGTGAAACGATTGCGGGCAAAAGCAAAACTAATCGAAAAAGAAATGAATCATGTCTGATATAATAACACGACTATTACTTAAAACGAATGACTTTGACGCAAACCTAAATCGGGCAAAAGGTTCGGTTAACAGCTTTCAAGGCGGTATTTCCAGTATGGCAAAAACCGCCGGGGCTGGTATAATGAAGTTTGCCGGGACAATTGGCCTTGCTGTAAGCGCTTACGAAGGTTTTAATAAAGTGGTGAATTCATCTCAAACCACGGGCGACGCATGGGTAAAAACGCAAGATCAAATGAAAGCGAGTGTAGATAGTTTCTTTGCATCTATTGCGATGGGTAATTTTGGTGGCTTTTTATCCAATTTACAAAATGTAATTGATAAAGCTGGCGAGTTATCTGTTGCTTTAGATAACTTAGAAACAAAAACGTTATTCAATAATAGCGAAGTTAACGATCTTAATACCAAATATCAGATCGAACTAAACAAGGCTAAAGCACGCAACATTTCAGATAAAGAAAGAAATGAGCATTTGGAGAAGGCAAAAGGGTATCTTCTTGAAATGAGTAAATTACACGATTCACTATCTAAGGCTAATATTGCCACGTCGTATATCACTTTGCAGGCTGATCTATCAAAACAAGGATTTAATAAGAATGTATCAAAAGATGTATGGGAGTACCTTTTAAAAGATAGCAACCGACCTGATATAGACCAAAGAGCCGCCAGATATAACAATACTATAAAGAACTATGAAAATCAACTTGCACACACATATAATCCAGAAACCAGAGAATGGCTGACACAAACAGAAGCAGATAAAATCAAAAAGAAATTATCCGAATATAAATCAAGTAAATCCGGCAATTTTGATCGTCTTGCAAGTGTTTTCGTTGAACTTGCAGACGATGAAAAAAGCGCGATTGCGAGTGCTCTAAAAATGCGTGCTACTGCAAACGCATTGTCGGTTTCAATGTCCCAAAAAGAGTTGGAAATAGCTAATACAGATGCAAAAATAAATGGGGCTTATAATACAAATAAAGACAAAAAGCCCGAAATAATTCCCTCTGGTTCACTTTCAGAACTTGAAAAACAGTTAGCTGATCTGAGAAAAAAATACCAAGATGCAGTAACAGATGAAGTTCGATCCTCTGTATTAAAAACGATCAAAGAGTTAGAGCAGAAGAAAGTTATCATAAATATGACAGCGCGATATGTTGAGGAAGAGTCACCTTTGAATATGGCCAGCCTTCCCATAAAAGGGATAGATACCAAAAACATGAAACTGCCTAAATTTGAATCTCCTATAAAAAAAGAGGATATTGATTTGAACCAGCAATACGCAGACTCTTTAGGATCGATAGGATTTGTAATGGGTAATTTATCCGGCATTACCAATAATAGTACTACATCGTGGATAAATTGGGGTGCTGGGGTATTTCAAAGTATAGCACAAGCAATACCAAGCATTGTTAGCCTCACTACAGCCTTAACAGCAAAAGCCGCCGCCGAAGCGGCTGGTTCCGCTGCATCTATTCCAGTAGTTGGATGGGTTGCCGCTGGGGCTGCTGCCCTCTCTGTTGTTGCTACAATGGCAAGTATCCCCAAATTTGCAAACGGCGGTATAGTACCTGGCATTTCGTTTGCGGGTGATAAAGTTCCGGCGATGCTAAACAGTGGCGAAATGATCTTGAACGGCTCACAACAAGCGAATCTGTTTAAAATGCTCAACTCAAAGTTATATGGTGGACTTGATGTTAGCCGCCCCAATATTTCCCCCATACCCGGACACTTGGCCGGATTGATTTCACCGTCCCCTAATACCCAAAAAGTTGAAGTATCAGGAAACTTCAAAGTAAGAGGACAGGATTTAGAGTTAGTTCTCGACAATCGAAGTCGAATCAAAAATAAAATCAGATAATATGTCAAATTACGGAACAATATACACTTTGCCTTTCAAATCAAGGCGAAATAAAAGTTATATCGTAGAAATTCAGAAAGAAGGCTATACGGGGCGAGTTGCTGAGTTAACAGGGAGCGGTGACGCTCCTTTCTCTATTGAGATTGCGGATGATAACTTTCTTTATGTTCCTATTCGATTTTCTACGGCTACTATCAGGGTGGTAGGAAATGACTACTTGCAAAGCCTATACTCGACCGGATATCAGCAGTACCGCGTTAACTTCAAACAGGGTGATACGATTGTTTGGACTGGCTTTATTACTCCGGAATTGTATACGCAAGATTATACCGCAACACTGTTCGATCTGGAAATACAGTGTGTATCTGCCATGAATACACTTGAATACGCAGATTATAAACAAAAGAGCGCAGGAAGCAAAGAGTTCGTTAGCTTGTGGGAGTTATTGACCCGTTGCGTCTTAGAGTCTCGCGGCTCCTATTCGGCCGTATACATACCACATGTTTATGCTAAAAGTCCGGCGGATTATGATGCAAACGCAAATGTCTTGCAAAGTATGACAATTAGCGAACAGAATTTTTTCGACGAAGACGATAAACCAATGAACTTGAAAGAGGTGATTGAAGAACTATGCAAGTTCCTTAACTGGACTTGTGTTGACTATAAAGGCGCATTGTATTTTGTAGATGTAGACCATCGCGGAAATTACTATAAATACACACCTGACTTTTCATCCTATACGTTTGAAGCCGGGAATGTTCTCAGCGTGCAGGACATTCATTTTAGCGGTTCGGAACACACCTTAGATATTTTGGGCGGTTATAACAAAGTAACAGTAAAAGACAGCAATTATCCGGTTGGGAATTTACTTCCGGAAGAGAATTACGAAGATGCAAAAGCTCTTTCGTCACGCTTAAATACAAATAAAGATAGAAAATGTTACCGTCAGTTTCTGTATCCGAAAAACTGGAACATGTATCTGTATGATGGCGATACGGTTATCACCAATGACGATTTAGAGTTACGTGCTTATGATGCGCATAAACTTATAGGAGGAATACAGGAAAGGTACTGCAATTATAAAATAGTGGATGGTAAGCCGGATATTTCAGACTATTCGTTTACAAATGTTATACAAGCTAGGTGTTTGGGTGCTGTCGGTGACTTATCAATGATAGGTGGGCTGGAACTCTTAACAAAGATAATGGATTTTAAAGGTGCGTCCTCAGTGTACGAATCAGGGGCCTTTGCTGTATCTGGAAGCTATAAGACGATAGCGGATATGGATTTGATTCCTTGGGACAATAGCCGGGGCACGTACATGCCGTTAGCTGCTTGCCAATTACGGATCGGTAATAAATATTATGGTAGTACTAACGGATTGGCCCCATTCGCATGGTCTGCAAATCCCAATTATTTTTTTAGACTTCCCGCCTCCGAAGAGAATAACAAAGCCCGATTAGATTATGTATCCATTGAGAACCAAAAAACAATATATATGCCATATAAAGGTATTTCAGGCGTAATAATCCCTATTGATACCCTATTATATGGCGAGCTTGAATTTACTCTTTACGCATCTAAAATACATAATGCCATTTTTATAAATGGATTCTTGTTAAAAGACTTTTCCTTTAAATATGGAAAGAGCACCGAGGCCGAAAAGACTACCGACAATACAGACCGCTATTATGAAAATGTCGTTAACGAAGGCTATATTAACGAATTGGACGAAATCGAATTTAAAATATCCAGTTACAACAACGACGGTGCGTGCTACAGCAAAGTAATGTTAGGCGATAACTACCTAACCGACAATCTCTATTCTTCTATTGAACAGAAATTAGTCCGGCCGGAAGAGCATTTGATCCGGCGCATTATTAATCAGTACGGAGCTACCAAATTCAAGCTTACGCAAATACTGGTAGATGACGAAGCAATTACTCCTATCACAACTATAACCGATAAGTTTCAGCCAAACAAACGGTTTACGATCACGGGCGGTACAATTGACTTCGCGATGAATCAGTTTAATTGTAAGATGATTGAAAATGGTAGATATTAAAACTACATCCATACCCGCAAAGCCCCGGTCAAAGAACTATCCGACCGGGACTGTTATCACCCGGACGACTGGCGGCGTTACTGTTAACGGCGGAGGCGGTGGAGGTGCTTCAATTGACATTGTAAAGGCTACCGATACAAAGTCGTTTACCGATAGCAACGTACTGTCATCGCTCCGGACGCTGTTAGAGATCCGTTCGCGTATCATTGCCGAATCGGATACAACCACGGAATTAACCGATGATAATACGCTTTCTTCAAAGCGCACTTTAAAAGAGATAGATGCAGCGATTAAAGAGGCTTTGAAGAAGTTGGATGATGTTTACCTGAGTAAAGTAAAAGCGGATACAGCAGCCGAAACGATCACTTTCCTGAAAGGTCTGTTGATTGGCAATGATCTTGCGTTTATCAATGAAAGTGGCGACGCGGAATTACAATCTTTAGTTGCCCGGATGAAAATTAAAGCCGCTACATTGGAAGTAACCGGATCGGCCAGTGTTGGCACACTCCATTCGGAAGGGAATATTTCAACAGGCGCGGATATTTGGGCTAAAGGTGACACGCATACTTTAAATTTACTCGTTCAGGCACTTGCAAAAACATACGATCTGAATGTTGAGCACGTCGCAACCCTGTTTCAAACCATAGTCAAGGACTATATCAGTTCAGAAAGATTCATCCCCGGACTGATGGGTGAAGGGATGAAGCTATACAAGGCTATCAATGGGGATTGGAACCTTGAAATAGATAATGCCGTAGTCCGTAAGGCCATGACCATTTTTGAACTTATCATTTCGAAAGTTCGTGCGGTTAACGGCGGTCTGGTGATTTCATCCGCCAACGGGCGTGTTAAGTCCGTTTCGGAAACATCCGGTGATCCGGTTTACTATGTTTTAGGTATAGAGGGCGACATGATGTTTGTCACTGATGACTTGGTACGTTGTCAGGTCTACACATCCGGACACGTTAAATACTACTGGGTTCCGGTTGCCTCGGTTAATGATGATTCGATTCTCATACTTAAATCCGTTTTTCCCAATGGTACAGTTCCGGCCGTTGGTGATGATCTGGTTCAGATGGGTAACCTCACGAATCCGAACAGACAGGGTATTTTGTATCTCACCGCTTCGGAAGATGGCAAGCCGCGTATTTCTGTACTGGACGGGGTAAACTCTACGTCTTTGGCCGGCAAATCAAAGGTTATACTCGGTTGTCTCGATGGCATGACGGATACAGACTTTCCGGCTGACTTCCAACCCTCCGGACACGGCCTGTATGCGATTAACTGTTTCCTGAAAGGTATTTTCATTCTGAGAAATGGAAAGAGCATCGAACAGGAGTTTAATAATATTGCTACCGAGTTAGCGGCTATACCGGGAAAGATCGAGCTTGCCATACGCAGTATGAAAGTAGCGGACGTTAATCTGCTTTACGACTTTAACCACAAACTAAATGCCAACCCCTATCAAATGGGAGCGTATAAGTATGACGTTCATTTAGAAGCAGGCAAAACCTATACCCTTACAGTGTGCTATAAATGTGCGGACTCTGATGTTATCAGGGCGTATAACAATCCTTCGTACGGCTGGATAGGCACTTTGCCGAAAAATGCAGAAGAAACGGTACTTTCGCAGCCTATAACGCCTATTAATCCGGATGGGGCATATTTCTACTTCTATAAGTTTCCCCAACAGGAATCAACGGAGACATACATTAAATGGGCTGTAATCACCGAGGGTAGTGTGGGTGTAGCTAATTGGATGCCGTCTGCAACTGAAAGAAAATTGAATATCGGAGGCGAAAACCTGATGTTACAATCCCAACAGGCATTGGATGGATCAGGCGCACAATATGCGTTTCAGTTATCGAAAGCGTGGACGGATTTAAAAGGCAAAACCTTAACAATCTCGTTCGACTATGCGTATAGCAATCTAAAGATGGGATCATCACAAAGGTTCGGGCTTGAAAAAGCTATTTATAAATCGGGCACATCCCAATATTACTATATCGGCGCATTTAAGTATGTAGATTCTACCAGCCCCACGGCTGACAAAGGTAGGTACGTTCACACTATCAAAGTCCCCGAAGATATAGAGGACTCTTTGGATACTGATATTATTGCATATATACAGTTAGGCGCTGGATCAGTTTGCCGGATCAATAACTTTCAAATAGAAATAGGAGACACGGCGACCGGATGGAAGCCTGCCCCTAAAGATTCTTTCACTGAGTCAAAAAAGTACACCGACACACAAATACTTGCCGTTGACGGGAAAATTGAACTATCCGTTAAAACTAAGGTAGAAAATTTGGGTATAGGTGCTAACAATTTGTATAGTTACACAAGTTCAACGCTTAATACTTTATATCCATCTCCTACTATTGAAAGGCAAATGTCTCTGCATGGCTTCTATTTGGTTGGTTCACAAGGTAATGGAGGAGCTATGCGGATACCTAATATTATCCCGCCTATCCCCGGTAAGTATACCGTTTCCGGATGGATTAAAGGTAGTCAAAATACCCCAGTTGGTTTTACTATTGATGTGTGTGATTCTGAAAACGTAATTGTTAAATCAACAGCAGATAACCAATGGAGTTATTTCAAGCATACATTTAACGTAACGAAAAATACAGAGGAACAAAAGGATGTATATAATTTTGTTGATATAGAAAGAATTGATTGGGCTTATATATGGGTAAAAGACTTTAAAGTAGAAGCGGGTGAAATTGCAACCGCATGGAGTCCTAATTTTCAGGATACAGTTTATAAAGGCGCTGAATATACCAATAGTCAAATTAGTGTAGTCGAAGGTAAGATAACATCCACCGTTGAAAAGATAAATACCGTTGCTGGACGTGTTACCGGACTTGCTTCACGCGTCGAACAGACCGAAAAAAGTATCACGTCTGTTGTTGGACGTGTAGACGTGCTGGATAAAACAGCCGTTAGGGTTGCTACGAAGGTTATTGATTTGGTTGGTTGGGATAACAATAAATTCTATCCTTTAGTTATCAACATAGGACAAAACCACAAAAGAAAGATTGAAATAGACCGTCCGTTAGATGGTGCACTTGGAAAGCCTTCATACAGTACTCACGATGGCGGTTTTTCTATGAACTTAACGTTTGAAATGTCCGGTAGCGGTTGGGGGAGCTCTGTTAAGACAACAAATATCTTTGACTATTATAAGGCATGGACTTCTACGGGTGCAAAGATAGTTGTTGATTTGGGACAAATAACCGAATCGTCACAATGTGTAATGGGCATCAGAGGTGGCTCTAAGTACTACGTATGTTTGCATGACGAGGGTAATGCAGATAATATACATTACTACCAAACTGATTATACCGCACCATACGGGCAAAAGTTCCCCGTTCGCACCGATGGAACTGAACCCGTCCGCACATACGGATACTATACCGAAATAAAGCAGACGCAGGAAAGCATAGCTTTAACTGCAAACAAAGTGGACGATCAAGGTAGGCGATTAAGTGCGGCTGAGTTAACTCTAAGTTCAGACCACGCAAAATTAAGCGTAGTAGAACAAACGGCAAATTCCGCCAATTCATTAGCAGGCACAGCCAATAACAAAGCCGACATAGTAGACGGTCGTGTCACCGCCACTCAAAACGGCTTAGTCGAAACCGGAATCAACATCACGTCCCGAAAAATCATTCTGAAAGCCGATAACCTGCTATTCCAAAATAACACAGGTCAACAGACAGCCGCCATCAACGCAAACGGCAAACTGTCTGCCAATGTGATTGAAGCTGCGGAAGTGGTGGCACAGGCATTTTCAGCACAGAGGATCACAACCGGAAACCTTACGGTAACTGATGGTGCAAAGATCGGTGCCTGGAATATATCGGGAGGCTCTCTTGTTTCGGCAAGCAATTCGCAGGCTAAGATCCTGTTAAACATGTCCGGTAATAAATTCCTTCGTATTAACGAAGAGGGGGACAGCCCTACAACTTCACGCACTGCATTGATGTCCATACGAAACGACAATTACAGTGGTCTAAGTATTGAATCATACGGAAGTTCCGGTTTTGCTCTAAGATGTTTAGCTAACGCAGGCACTGCAAATTCGATAGAATCGTATGGAAGTCATATTTTTGCCCAAAGGGGCGGTGAAAAGTGGAACGCTCCCGGAATGCTGTGTACCGGATATGTATATCAAGCGGGTACAGTCACTAATGAATGGGGCAACGGGTGCACCTTAACCAGTGCACAGAAAATAGCTACTGGAAAATACAGGATATACCACAGTTTGAAGCATCTGCAGTACGCTGTTTTAGTACAAGGCTTAGGGGGGTATGGCTGGGTATTCGGTCAGGTAGAGACACAAAACAACTCTTATTTTGAGGTTTTAATGCTTGACGCAAACAACGGGCCCCGTGATTGTCCATTCCGTGTGTTCGTTGTAGGTCGCAATGTTTGGTAAATGCCCATTGTGAGCGCAGATTACAATAATAAATTCAAAAGAAATAGAATATGAAAATCAATTTTAGAAGAATTAAAGTAAAAACAGCTATTGACGGAGAAATTAAAGAGTTCGACGTAGCTAAAACAGTAGGAAACGCTATTTACTGTAATACACCCGATTTGGGTGAATTGGAGTTTGCCCAACGGATATATAAAGAAGGTGAAGTTGAAGTTGACGAACAAGGTGCAAATATCATTCGAAATTACGTTGATCCGGCTCCGATACTCGCAGTGGTGAAAACCGCTATTTATAATGAATTAGACAAAGTAATTATTAACTCTCAAAATCAATAAATTATGTTTCAAGAAGAATCAAGAACAGTTCAAGTAAACGGTAAAGCCGTTTCAGGAGATTATCAGTACAATGTAAACTACAGTGTCAATAACGATAATCTCAGCCGCCTTCATTGTGAAATCATTAAAACGGTCACGGAAGAGATTGACACCCCTACAGGTAAGCAGCCCGTAACCTCCGGGCGGTATATCGGGTATTTGCTGTTAGAATCAGGCAGTAAACAAATGTCCCTTCCGGAGTCGGAGAATGTTGCAGCGCACTTTGAAGTATTTGACCAGATCACCAAAGAGGTAAAAGCCACTTTAGAGCCCAAACCGGCATCTAAATCCAAGTAACAAGAATCCGCCCTGTCTTCACAGATGGGGCGGAAAGATGCGGTATGGATGAGGAACGAAAGTTTATACATACCGCATGAAGTGCGTAATTTAATATTAACGCGGCAAATATACGATTAAAGTTTATATATCCAAGAATATGAAAAATTTGAAGATGATTGCATTGATTGCCTTGCCTCTTTCTCCTTTGCTGGAACTCTTTGAGCGCTATGTCTTTGGTGACTGGGAGTTTGTCAAATGGTTGATTGTCCTTGTATGTGTTGATACGGTGCTCGGCTTTGTCAAGCACTGGCTATCCAAAGACATCAGTAGTAAAGCTTATGGTATGATCGGGCGTAAGCTTATCATTTACAGTTGTGTATTAGTCCTGTCGCATGTGATGGGTAATTTTTCCATCGCCGGTCAGGTAGTCGATAGTTTCGTCTGGTTCCGGTATTTCGCTTGTACGGCATTAATGGTACGTGAGGCCTTAAGTATTATTGAGAACGTAGAAGAGATTTGCCCGGGCTTCTTCCCTAAAGCGATCATAAACAAGCTGAAAGGGTTCGATAATGTTTCAGGAAAGAAAGAGTAAGATAAAATCTCCCGTCATTGTACTTAACGACGGGAGGTTGCACACAAACAACACAAACAAGCAAACAAATACAAAGCCTATCTTCCCAGACGGGAGAAAGTATAAAAAGTAAGCGCAAATTTAGCTAAATCTTTTTGTTCACAGTATTAATTTAACATATAGTATGAAGTATTTTACAATCCAAGAACTAAGCCACAGCGATACGGCCGTAGCGCGTGGAATTGATAACTGTCCAACGGCCGAAGCTATTCACAATTTAACGAAGCTGGTTGAGAATGTTCTCGACCCGCTTCGGGAGAAGTACGGCAAGCCCATCCGGATAAGTTCCGGTTATCGAAGTGCTATTCTCAACCGGAGCGTTAACGGGGCAACATCCAGCCAACACCGGGTAGGCGAGGCGGCTGATATTACGGTAGGAAGTAAGGAGGAAAACCGGAAACTCTTCGAGATCATCCGGCTGGAATTGCCTTTCGATCAATTGATAGACGAACGTGATTTTAGTTGGGTTCACGTATCATTCCGTGAAGGTATAAACAGAAAACAAGTGTTGAAGCTATGAAATATCTACCTTATATCGTTATTGCAGTTCTTATCCTGTTTATCGTGTTCCGTCCGGCAAGGGTGGAACACGTATCGGGTGAAGTGGTCAGAGACACGATCATTACAAATCGTATCGATACGGTTCGGGATACAATACCCGTTCCGGTTTATGAAAGCGTTGTAGATTCGTTTCCGTTCGTTGTTCCCGCCCCTGTGCCGGGCGATACAGTCCGGGATACAGTGTATTTGCCTATTACGCAGAAAATCTACAAAGACAGCCTTTATACGGCTTACCGGGCAAAGCTGGATAGTATAGAGGTGTACAGTAAAACGAGGACTGTGTTTGTCAGAGAGCGGGCAAAGCGGAAGCGGTTCGGGCTGGGAATACAGATCGGATACGGATTTTCAGGAAATAAACTAAGTCCCTATATTGGAATCGGAATGAATTGTAACTTGTGAAAAGAACAACATATTCATAAATATTATTAATATAAATCATTTATAGTGTGTTTTTAATAGACATAAATAACGATTTTATCTAATTATTTTTTTTATTCTGATAAAAAGATTTATCTTTGTGCAAAAGATAAAAGCAATATTTATAAAATAATAAAGAGATTATTTATATTAGTTGATCTTTTTTATTCTATAATTTTTTAATAGAAAAATGACTATAAAGCAGATTGATTTATGAGCAATACACAAAAGCTTCCACAGAGAATTTTACCATGTCCCATAGTAGAGGCTACATTGGAAATTAGGTATGATTCTAAATATCCTGCAGATGCAATTATTGGCATAATTTATAACCTATTCAAAGATGAAGGAGCACAATTAGAAAATTTACCAATACTACAAATTCCAGAAGAGATCAGAAGAAAAGATCCTAATCTTCAGTTTAAGCCAACTCATAAAATGAGCAATAGCATATATAACATTCAAATTGGCGGTAATGTGGTACTTTTAATCGCTCCCTTAAAATATCCAGGATGGACAATTTTTAAGGCTACCATTGAAGCATTTATTGAAAAAGTTAGCACCATTGGCATTCTTGATAAAATAAATTTTTTAGGATTACGTTATTTAGATTTTTTTGAATGCAATATTTTTGATAATATTAAATTAAATATATCATTGAATGCGAATGCTATAAATAACCCTTCTACAGCTATTAAAACCGAGTTTAAAGAAAGAGGGTATTCTAATATTTTGCAAGTATTAAACGATGTACATTTAAAAAATACAGATATAGACGCAGACGGCTCTTTAATAGAAATAACAAGTGTTTTAGATATTGCTGAAGCTCAGGTTAATATGACTAATATAGTTAGTAAAATAGACGAACTTCATATAAAATCTAAACAATTATTTTTTTCTTTATTAAAAGATGATTTTTTGAATCAATTAACTCCTAATTATTAATATGACAGATAATAAAATAACAATTGGCGGAATTCTAATTTACACAACTTTTAGTTGGAATATAACATCAAATTCAATACCTATCCCTGAATCTGATTATAGCACAACTAAAAGTATCTGTCAAGAAGGGCTGATTTACGACACTACGGATATTTTCAAAAACTACCTCAATAGAGATGACTTGAAAATAGAACGAATTGCTCCTAATAGAAATGTTTTGACGAGTTTTATAAAAACAATTGTAGAAAACTCTATTCCATTAGATGAAAAAATAGCAAAATTTGTAGATGACAATTTTTGGGATCTTATTTAAACTATGAATATTCTAGAAAATTTATCTATATATTTACCAAAATATTTATCTGAGGAATCAACTAAAGTTTTATTAGAAGAACTTAAACAATTCCCAACTGATGGTACGAAAGATACAATTTATACAAGAGCATTAACTAATAGTAAAGCCATTTACCAAGGAGATGGTATTACCGAAATGGACATTGTAAATTTGCCAGATACACATACAAAGAAAACGCCAGCCATGGTGCTATCTAATACATGTGATGTTCATTCAGGTAATAAGAGATTTTTTTCTTCTCGAATTTGCTATGCACCTATTATAGCCCTAAGTAAATACAAAGATTTATTACTTAATTCTTTTTCTATCGAACAGGTAGATTCGCATATTAAAGATATAAAAAGACAGGTTATCACTCAAATATTCTATTTGCCTAAAGGTGCAGGTCTGCAAGAAGAAAGTATTGTATTTTTAGACAGAATTAATAATATTAGTAATAAGGTTATAAAAAGCGAAGAATTGCAAACGAGGAGAATTTTTACGCTGAGCGATTATGGATTTTATTTGTTTTTGTTGAAAATATCAATTCATTTCTCTAGAATTCAAGAAAAAGTCGACCGTAATAAAGGGCAGACAGCCGAATCCCCTCCGCCTACCTAAATGTATTTTGCATTATATAAAGGCGACTGTAAGTCGCCTTTATATAATCACTCTGGATCATTAAACAATGCTATTATGCTACCTACTTCTAACGCTATTAATATAATCAATTACTTTCCTATTTGCATCATCAACCTTCTGCCTATTGAAATCAATATAGATAGATGTCACCGAAGAACCTATTTCATGCCCTAACGCTTCGGAAATGGTTTCTTTGGGTATATCCAAGCCTGCCGCTATGGTTGCCCATGTATGACGGGCCCAATACGTCGTGATTTCTGGGAATAACGGTTCCCTTTCTTTTCTGCCTCCCCTACCCTTTCGTTCGAAATTTCCAATCTTCCGAAGGCCTCTATTCATCGCCATCATATAATTTCTATAATTCCCGCTCGACGTTTCCATAGCGCTTAATAAATACTCTTTCCCTCTATATCGACTAATTATTTCCATCGCTTCCGGCTCAACCTTCACAGAGTATAATTTACCCGTTTTTTCACGCTTATATTCAATTCTATCACCTACAAGTGCTTTTACATTAAACAAGTCTATACCATTAATACCAATAAGATAAATCATCAGCATGAACATATCTCTATATTCCTTCTGGTATTCCTCACACTCAAAGTCACGTAATAATGCAAGTTGCTCAACCGACATAGACCGTTTACGAGTCTCTTCTTTTTCTATTGTGAATTTCCTAAAAGGATAAAGCTCAGTTTCTTCATTATCTATCGCATAATTAAATACCGAACGAATATTCCTCAAATGAATAGAGCGTGTATTAACCTTCGTTCCTGCATCCGACATCCATCTATCAAAATTTTCAAGCCATTTGCGGTTCATCGTATCAAACGTGCAGTTTTCATCAAATGAAGTGATTTTATTTTTAGTTCCTACATAGCAATCAATTGTATTCTTTTTGGTTTTCGTAGCAATGAAATCATCTATGTAGTCTACAAACTTCTTTTCGGTTGCAGAGTTATTTTTAAGCGCCCTTTCGATTTGCTCTTTCAATGCCTTATCGCTTGTCCGCTTTAACTTCCCGCTTTCATCCAGAAGGATAATTAAAGTATCGACTTTGTTTTTCAAGTTCCTAATCGCTACGTTTCTAACTTTGTAGTTTTTGGCCTCTTTTGAGTACTCTGTTCCCGTCCATGTTTCAGGCGTAGCAGAAAACTCGGTACTAACAAGAAACTTGTTATTATGTCTCACGTTAATCTTTATAGGGAATGTTCCGTCTTTCTTAGAACGACGGGTGTCGAGATAGAAACTAGCTGTTGCCATACTATAATATATTAGAAGTTTGGTGCAAATTAGGGTGCAAAATTTGCACCGGATTTGCACCACAAATATAATAAATACCCGTCAGAAGCCACCAGAAACGGCGCAAGAAAAAGAGATAATGCAATAAAAAAGCCCTTTACGTTATCGTAAAAGGCTGATTATTAATTTGTAGTGGGTACGAGAATCGAACTCGTATTACATGCGTGAGAGGCATGTGTCCTAACCGTTAGACGAACCCACCCGATTGAAAATTAGATTCAAAAAAGAGCTAAGCAATAAACTCAGCTCTTCTTTGTCATCTTAAAGTTGAGATTTGGTGCGGAAGCTGGGGGATTCGAACCCCCGGTACGGTTACCCGTACGTCAGTTTAGCA